TTTTTTCTAAAAGCTCTTCGACCATACGTTCAAAGTCCATCTCTACCCCTCCATTGCGCAAGAAATCCCTTCATTCCAAGTCTTTCCAGTTCAGTTTCTTTGAAGGACTGATTTTCTTGTATAGTCTTTTTCCACTGTTGAGCTGTAGCTTTTTGTTTACCAAACTCTACAGGAGTTGCTTTCATTGATTCCTTTTTTGCATTAAAGATCTCCTGCCCCACCTCAGTAGATACATCAAAAAACAAATTACCTGTTCCTACCATTATATCTGATTACCTCCTTGACGTACTCCCTGAGTCATCGCTGGCCCCATTCCTCCCGGTAAAGATCTTCTCATAGGCCTCATAGCTGGGCCGGAAGGAGGATTAATATTAGGACCCTCTGTTGTATCAGGTACTGGAGGAGCACCCATACCAGGAGGCGTTCCTGGAGGTGCGCCTGGCTGCATCCCCTCTGGACCCATGCCTTGCATCGCCATTGTTCTTTCAAGGTTTTGTGCATCTAATTCAGCCTGTCTTTTATCTGCCATAGTTCCAAAGCCTTCTTCTCGTAAAGCATTTATAACGCTTTGTTCTATTACTGCTGGATCGCTATATATACGATCTTTAAGAATACCTCTTTGTATTGTACTTGGATCTTCATATCTTCGTGTCTTATAGTATGTTTCCTTATCAATAAGACCCTTATCAAGTTCTGCCATAGCCATTTGAGCTTCCTGTTGTGCAACCACAGCGTCAATCTGCTCGAATTTAGCTTCAATATAGAAGCTATCCTGTATGTCTCTTACATTAAGGGTGTTTTCACCTATGCCTATCTCTGCATAATCATCGCCGTATTCTTTATGCATCCTGTATAGCAACTTCAAAATGTTAGATCCTGCAATCGAATATAGCTGTTCTAGCTCCATAACATTAGATCTAAATGTCCTATGACTGTTTTCGGAAAGAATTACCATGCTTGTTGCGGTATCCACATCAGGGGCCTGAAACCCTGCCACCATGCGTGAATAAGTTGTTCTTTCAATATTGCTTTCCAGCTCTGATTTGTGCTGAAATGACTGACCAGGAAGCTGTGGGACCTTTTCTATCCACCAATCTGATTCCTCGCCCTGTAGAAGTTGTCCCGTAAGCTGCTCCGCCCCTTCTGATGCATCGTGTCTATACCCCATTCTTGCCCATGATGCTCTCATAAGCATGGCGTGATGCCCTGCTGTAGCCTGATTGTGCATAGTAATGGTTGGTAATGCCCTATAAAGCAAAGCCTGTCTTATCCACCATTTAACATTAAAGTCTTGGCCAGCAGGAGTAATGGCAGTACCCCCAAAAGCATGTGCAAATGGCTGAATACCCCAGCTATTAGGCTCAACATACAGTAATTCTCCATCTTTTAGCTTCATTGCGTGCCATCTAGCTGACCACCACTCTTCGACTTCCACATCATCATAAGCATCGTATGTGCCCATATGAAATTGTGTTGAATAACCTGTCTTATTATCCTTTTTATAAACTCTATTCCGTGTTTTTATCTGCATATCCTTGGTAGTGCAGTGTCCTTCGAGATCGAAAGCCTTCATTTTCCTGCGCCATATAGCGATGCCAGGTGTTTTTTCAGTTGGATTCATTAAAATCTCACCTGGAGCAGGTACTACAAGCCTGAATGGGTTCCATGTGTTCTTCCGTGACATGAATTCCCACTCTCTCCACTCGAAATCCTCTTTATCTTCGCCTCTTTTTCTTGATGGTTTCTGTAAAGCATCGTGATCCAGAAGAACTCCAAGCTGTGTATAGTTATGAAGTACGAGTTGTTTACCATTTTCCTTAGTTGCAAAGTTAGGTGCAGCTATAAAGGCATCTTGAAATACTACATTGATTCCTTTTTCAAGTTTATTGGCTCGATCTTTTGCATTTTGACTAGCTCCAATAGGATTCCTAACGAATCTTGGTTCAAAAGCAAGGTGAGAATCAACTGCCTGATCTACAAGGGCAACTTCAATTCCAGAGTGATAATTAGGCCTATTGCGTGGCACATCTGGATTTCTTGAATAGTAATCTGACCATATTTCTGATGTATGGGTATAATGAGATGAAAGCAGCTTCATGTCTTCAAGCGCTTCCTTCCATACATCATTCATGTGCTCTGAGTAATCTTTGAATATCTGTTCGTCTGGTTTCTGTGTTGGATCTATAGGCATATCATATTTCTCCTAAAACGATGTAGGTATGAATATCTTTGAAGAAGATGATGAACTACTAAATCGTGCATATTTTCTCATTTGCCAGGCTACGGCATATGCCATCACTCTATCGTCATATGCTCCTTTTGCTGCCTGCGCTCTACCATTTTCATTTCTAATAAAGCTGAGTAATTCTCCGATACCTGCGCGACATCGTATCACAATATTTCTTCTTCGTATAGTTTCTGCTAATTCTGCAAGCATAACTGGTCTTGTCCTGCCATCTGTCTGCCATCCAGGTGTATCAGGTTTACTGGATGTTCTATCATGGTAGTACAATTTATTCCTGCATGAACATTCCTGTAGCATTAATTCTACCTTATCGACAACGACAACGGAGTCTCCGTCACGTTCAAGTCCTTCACCAGCTCTTTCCAATCCTAGGTATGCATGGTTATACATCTGATGCAGGTATATTATTTCCTGCGCCATTTCGTCAGGGTGCAGTCTGCCATGAAGTTCAGCCATCTGTGTGCCAGTATTCCAGTCTAGAATAATTGCACAGTTATAACTACCGGTTCTGCCCCAGGCGGTATCAGCACCAAGCACATACTTTCCTTCTGCTACGGGATGTCTCCAGACTGATACAAGCCCACGTAATATTTCTCTAGGCTCATAAACATCCTCGCTCATAGCTTCGAGCGAATCTACATCAAAAAACGCACGTGTTCTTGGAGGAGCCAGTGCTTCATGTTCGGTCTTTGGGTTTTCTTTTTCAAATCTTGCTATATCTGAAGCAAGATCAAATGCCTGCTGGTATGTACGTTCATTTCTGTTTGGTCTTTCAAAGTATCCTAAAAACAACTTGTTATTTGCATTTTGGTACAACTGTCTGAAAGGTGAATCAAGAACATCAGGATTAGCAGTAGAAACAACGAACATCTTACCTCCTGAGTCCTGAATAAGAGGTAGTAGTGCGTTATATGATGATTCAAACTCTGAATGGAAGTCTGCCTCATCAATCAGAATTTCAGTACCTGTGTATGAACGACCTGCCTTACTCGTTGCAGGGAAAGCCTGAATAGTGCCTCCCCCTTCAAACGTAAGGGTTGTTGCATTATCAACAATGAGTTCTGGCTTTAAATGTTCTGGTAAGTGATCCCATATGAATCTGCAATCTGCGATAACCTTTTTAGCTTCTACTTCACCCTGTGATATAACAGGTAAGAAAGCACCATGGCTGAATATCCCTAACCATACGAATCGAGCTTCAAAGTAGGAAGTAACACCAAGTTTACGTGCTTTAAGATGAGGGAGAGTACCACCAGCTATAACACTTTCTACTGCTTTGTGTAGCCTAATAATGTGGTCCCAGGGTTGAAAAACGGCTGTGCCATTACCAAAAGGAGGAGGGTCGGGAATACGAATGTAATTTAGAAAGGAAACTAAATCTCTACTTAGTATTTCCCTCTCTATCTCAAGTTCATTAACTTGTATCTGTACCATCGCTTAGTTTCTCCTTTTTCATATACGCTAACATCTCTTTGAGATCGTCAAGCGCCCAAGAGGATAGATCTGCTGTGGCTGTTAAATTGGTAGTCTCTATCTGGTGCACAAAGAGCCTCTGCTCCTTCGCTAGTAATTCACTAGCATACATTCTGTCACGCATACGTATAGTAGTGTCTCTCATTGTCCTGGACCAGAACTCCCGAACCTCTGATGACGAAGCTACTCCATCTAACTCATCCTGTTTTACAATTTCCATATAAGCGCGTGTCTGAGCTTCCTGCTTTACTTCTGCAAGATCCCTAATTCGGGATGCCACCTTATTTGTGTTCGCAAGCCTGGTTCCTGACTTCTTAGCATTGTCATGGGAAATCTCTCCACCATATGCATCAAGATAGGCCTGCGTGTAGTTCATGTGCATGGAAGTTACATTGTATATAAATGCTTCTTGCTTCTGGGTTAATTTCTCTAACATGGATCTCCTTTATTATTATATATATATATTATATTAATAATATTTAGGAAAAGAAAAAGGGTTACTTAACTGTAACCCTCTTTTCCTAAAATAAGTATAAGTTATCTATTATATATATATATATATATATTATACTGCGCTCATACTTTAATTAAACCTAATGGCGTAATCTTAGTCTTTTCCTTAATCCCGTTTTAAGTCCGGTTTCAGTTAGTCCCGCTTGCTTATCTAGTAAGCATACCTTTCAACAAGGTGGCGTGGATTCGCATAAAATAGTCCCCTATTCGGAAACTTACCCTGAGCATTTTAAAACATATATACATACACGTCAACCCGAACTCCCGCGGGACTCCCCCTCTTTTTGATTCCCCCACCAAGACAGGGATAAATATGGGGACTTAAATATTAACAAGTTATTATTGGGGTTCCTGTAGCTTTAGTCGGAAGGACATGGTATCCAGTTGCGTAGCGTAGACGGAGCAACCGTATACCATGACACAATAATAACCATTATCTATTCATATTAAGCATCTAATCAATTAATAAGTTTGTCCTCTTAAGCTGAAGAATGAAGCTAAGAGCTGAAAACTTATCTTATATATTATTCAAGTAAAATAATAAATCTTCCAAGGTTGATCTTGATGAGCTCAGCGAAGATAAGATCTTGCCCTGGTAGATTTATGATTACATAAACTAACAGGGCTGTGCTCTTAGTCTTCCTATTTGATAAGCTATGCAAGTTAGTGCAATGCAGATATTGCTATTGCCCAGATGAGCAAAGCGATTCCGGGCAATCAATAGCAGCATAAACGAGAAACCAAAACAATAAATAATAGCTATATGCAGATATTAAGAAAAGATAAGAGATAATAGATTAAATCACTATAAATCATGGCTCATACATCAACACACACAACACAAAGCAACACAAGATGATAGGTAGTATGGCAATTAATAGCACAATAGACGACAAAAGGACTACAACCCAGAACAAACAAATAAATAAAGTTTTAT